ACCGAGGGAAGCCCATCGTGGGGTCTGAGTTTGCGGGGCGGGTGTGCTACGTGCCTCGCCTTGACGATCATTCCACGACCCGCATTGTGGACAGTTTGCGCCGCGCGGTGTAGGATCAAATCAGAGAATTACCTTTGTTGCCGAGGCGCCCGTGTGGCGCCTTTTGTCGTTGGAGGTCGCCATGGGTCCAGGCACGGGGCAAGGCGCGCCGGCCCGGCAATCTCCCATGGACACGTTGCGTGCGCTTGCGGGCGCAGCGTCGCATGCGGTCTATTCGATTCCCAGCCCGTCAATGACGATCCAGCGGGACATCCCGCAGGCGATTGAACGGAACCTTCCCTCCATTGCGGAACTTATCCTCGGGATGATGCCGGGGTCGGGCGATGCGATGGCCGTGCGCGATGCCGCCGATTATTCGGGCCGCACTGTCCAGTCGGCGCGCGAGGGTCAGTATGGAGACGCGGCGGGGAATGCGGCACTGACGGCGCTTATGGCCGCTGGCGCGCTTCCGATGGTTCCGGGCTTTGGCGGCATGGTGAACCGCGCGGGCAAGTCGCCCATGAACGTTGACAGAATTGCAAATAACGTTGTCCGCGCCGCTGAAGACATGAACCTTCTTGCGACCGTCAGCAAAAGCAAAAAGTCAGAAAGCCAATACGTTTACGTTAAGCCGGATGCGGATGCTGAGCCGGTAAAAGTAAGAATATCACGTCACGACGCGATGCCGTGGAATGATGCGGGCGATATAGACATTGACCCCTCACGGCCAGAAGGAACTTACTGGACAACTGCTGTCTCGAAAATCGCTCAACAGTTTGGCCGAGACGTGCCGTCGTGGGTCGGGGCTGCCGTTAACCGTCGTGTAGCCCGCGAAGAGTCGGAAAAGGCGAAGGCGGACGCCTTGGCAAGCTATGTGGCTGACGCGCGTGCGGTTGCCTCCGCTACGGCGGCGGCGTCGAAGTTCCCGGCGGAATGGGCGCTTGCTGAGTCTTTGACGGGGGCGGAAAGGCGAGATGCAAAGAGCATTCTACGCCGAAAAGTCAAATCAGAGCCCGGCGCAGATTGATAGTCGTCTCGCTACGGTTCTTGCCGTGATCGGCATTAAGGCTATTGTTACGGGCGTAGGCGCCCCACAATCGGAGCAGTGAGGCCGACATGGGCGTGACCTACAGCGGACTGACGGGCACGCGCGCGAGCCAGTCCAGTATCAGGGGATGGATCAACCAGGACGTCCCCGCCGACGTCATCCTTGACGACGCGCAGGCGCATATTTTCCGCCGCCTTCGGGTGCGGGAAATGATCGCGATCACGACGGGAACGATCACGGCATCGTCCACGGCGGTCGCGCTTCCGGTCCGGTATCTGAGCACGAAGCGCCTTCGGGTCGTGTCCCCGGATGCCTATGAGATACAGCCTCGATTGATCGAGGATCTGGACGACATGCGGTCCTACGACGGGTCGGGCGGGGTGTCGCTGGGCTCCCCGATGATGTTCGCGGAAGCCGGGACGGCGGCCGAGTTCGACGTGGCGTCGGATCAGGCTTACGTCTACCGATGGACGTACTTTCAGGAGCCGGCCCGGCTTTCGACCGCGACCGAGACCAATTGGTTGACGGACAAGGCGCCCCGGCTTGTTCGGGCGGCGTGCCTCGCGTTCGCCAACGAGTACATGAAGGACCAAGCCGAAAAGGTTTATTGGCTTCAGGTGGCGGAAGCCGAAATCGACCGGCTGAATGAAGAGTACGACATGGCGCAGGGTGCCGCGATCATCGACCGGCCGACGGCGCGATGACGATCCGGCTTCCCGACATTCCCGCGTCTGCGAATGCGGACATGCGGCGGTGGTGGTCGGACGTAAAGCGCCTGATTGAAATCGAGATGGACCGGCAGTCCCGGCAACAGCTTCTTCCGATCTATTCGAGCACCGCGCTTCCTGACAAGGGCGGCAAGCCTCAGTGGATTGCGGTATCGACCGGGACCGTTCTTATTCCGGCGTATCGGGATGGCACGAACTGGCGGCATTGGGGCACGGGCACGGCGACGTTCTGAGGTGAGGCATGGCTGATAGCGCGACGACGAGCAATCGCCTGCGAAAGCAGACGCTCGCCTCGAATGTGAACGTCTGGGGTGATCCATACCTCAACGCGAATTTCGACTTGATTGACGCGGCGATGGACGGCGTTTCGACGATTGCGGTCGGCACGGCGACGGCGACGACGCTGACGAGCACGAACTACGCGAGCGACCAGACGCGCAACCGGGTTCATGTGTTCACCGGGACGGGGACGCAGACGCTCACGGCGACGATCCCGCTGGTCACGAAGAACTTTCTTGTGCTGAATGACGCTTCCGGGCCGGTGCGGTACGTGATGGCGTCGGGCACGGGTGCGACGGTCGAGGCGGGTCGGATTTCCTGGGTCGTGGCGGATGGGACGAACGTTCGCCTTGGGGCGCCTCGACTTGATCAGGTTCCGTCGCCTACGTCTGCGGTGAGCCTTAATTCCCAGCGGATTACGGGCCTTGCGGCGGGCACGGCGACGACGGACGCGGCGAGCCTGTCGAACCGGCTTGACCAGTTCGCGGCGCCGACGGCGGCGGTGAGTTTCGGGACGCAGCGGATTACGAACCTCGCGACGCCGACCGGCACGTCGGACGCGGTGACGAAGGCTTATGCGGACGGCTTGTCGTTTTCGGCGGCGCTTCCGGCGGGCACGTCGTCTGGGGATGTGCTGATCTACAACGGGTCGGCGGGTGCGTGGGCTGGCCCTACGACGCTCCCCTATGTCCCGACGACCGGCGGCACGCTGTCGGGTTCGTTGAATTTCACGGATCATCAGTTGATCCGCGCTGAAATCCGCGACTACTCGCTTACGCTTTCGACGTTGGGGAACGCGGGCGGCACGGCGACGGCGGATTTGCTGCACGGCAACGCCTTCTCGGCTACGTCCACGGCCACGACGACGTGGGTGTTTAGCAACCCTCCGGCCGGTGCGCGGGCTGGGGCGTTTAGCTTGTTTCTGATTAACGGCGGGCAGTACACGCAGACGTGGCCGACTGCGGTGCGATGGAACGGCAACAGCGCGCCGACACTGACCTCGACCGGGACCGACGAACTGGCCTTTGTGACCTACAACGCGGGCACGAACTGGCACGGTCGCCGTGCGTGGGCAAGCGCATGATCCCCTTCTTCCAAGGGGCGACGAGCGGGGCGCCTGCGGTGGGCGCGGTCTTCGCTACGACCTTGTGGACCGGCAACGGGTCAAACCGCACGATCACCAGCGGCATTGACGCCGACCTCGTCTGGATCAAGGGCCGATCCGGTGCGACCGATCACGCGCTCTACGACACAGCTCGCGGTGCGACACTCGATCTGGTCAGCAACTCGACGGCGGCCGAAACAACGCAGTCCACGGGCCTGACGGCGTTCGGGACGACGGGCTTCGACCTCGGCACGCTGGCGAAGGTAAACACCAACACGGCCACCTACGTCGCATGGTCCTTCGCCCGCGCCGCCCGCTTCTTTGATGTGGTGACGTACACGGGGACGGGGGCCAATCGCACTATCGCGCACGGTCTCGGCACGACGCCAGGATTGATTATCGTGAAGCGGCGGGACACGGGCGGCGGGTCTGGCGAGTGGATCGTCTACCATCGATCGAATACCGCCAATCCTGAGACCGATTACCTTCTCTTGGCGACGATCGATCCGACTGACGACGCTACCTATTGGAACGATACGCAGCCGACATCGTCCGTGTTCAGCGTCGGGACGCAAGCCAGCGTCAACGCCAGCGGCGGAACCTACGTCGCCTACCTGTTCGCACACGACGTTGCGGCGGACGGCATCGTGCAGTGCGGGAGTTACACGGGCAACGGGTCCGCAAGCGGGCCGACCGTGACGCTGGGGTGGAACCCGCAGTTCGTGATGATTAAGCGGGCGTCTGGTGGAAATGGGAGCTGGGTCATTTTTGACACGGCACGCGGAATTGTCGCCGGAAACGACCCGACACTTTTCCCGAGCAGTACCAGTCTTGAAAACGGCGGCGGCCCCCCCGCTGACTACGTGGACTTGACGGGAACCGGGTTCCAAATCGCGTCCACCGACACGGATTTCAACAACACTGGTGACACTTACGTGTTTATGGCCGTGAGGTCCGCATAATGAAGATGTGCGCCGTCCCGAATTGCACCAAGACGCACAGAGCCCGTGGGTACTGCCATACTCATTACATGAGAATGATGGCGCACGGAGACCCCAACACGATCAAACTCAAGCGTCACGGGAAGGATACGAAGACGTACAACCGTTGGCTCGCAATGGTAAAAAGATGCACTGATCCGGCCGACAAGCATTTCAAAAACTACGGTGGTCGAGGCATCGCGGTTTGCGACCGTTGGATGTCGTTTGAGAATTTCTACGCAGACATGGGCAAAAGCCCTGACGGCCTGTCGCTTGACCGTATCGACAATAACCGGGGCTATGAGCCGGACAATGTCCGGTGGGCGACCCGCAAGATGCAGCAGCGGAACCGGCGTTGCGTTCACCTGAGCATCGAAGTGGCGCGGGACATCCGCGCGCGGTGGGCTGCCGGGGAAATGCAGAAGGACATAGCGGCGCATTACGGGCTGATCCCGGCCTACGTGTGCCAGATCGTCCACCATCGCATTTGGGCGGAAGACGTCGGGGGGATTGCCGCATGACCATGCACGTCATCCTAGAGGGCGGCGCGGTCGTCGCCGAGTTCGCCGGCTGGAACCCCGCCGCCGTCGCGGCGATGTTGCACGCGCGCGGGCACAACATCAGCCCGCCGAGCGTGGCGCCCGTCAAGCCGCTGGTCATTGGCCCGCTCACGGCGCTCCCCGCCACGGATACGGGCGCGAGCCCCCCGGAGGGCAAGATCACCACCGGACGGGCGTGGACCATCGGCGCGAACAGCGCAACGGCATCTTACACCTACGGCGACCCCCCGCCCATGACGGCGGAACAAGCCCGCGCCGCGCTCGCCATCACCGATGGACAGTTCGAGCCGAGGTGGATCGAAGACATCGCGGCCGGCAACGAAATGCCAGCCCGATACACCGCATGGGCGGAACGTCGCGCCACGTTGCGCGCCATCGTGAACGGAGGCTAACATGCTCACGCAAGAGCAACTTAACGCGACCTATCGCGAAGTCCTAGGTCGCGATGCCCCCACGTCGGACCTTGCGGCGTGGAACAACGTCGGCGGCAGCATCAACGACTACCGCAATGCGCTGATTGCGACGCCGGAATTCGCGGATCGTTACGGCGAGGCGCGGCGTTCCATGTCGCCCGACGACCCCCGGCTTAACCCGGTGGGGTTCGATCCGATTGCGGCGCGGCAGGGTCCGGCGTTTCAGCCGCCTCCGGGGGGGCAGCCCGCGATGCAGCCGCCGATGGCGCAGCCGGGCGGGATGACGGGACGCGGCTACCAAGATCCACGCCTACAAGATCGAAGCCTAAACATAAGCCCAGACCTTCTCGGGCGGGAGAACCCGCCGGGCGGGAGCCCAGACGCTCTCTGGCGGGGGAACCCGCCTGACTGGACCCCGCGAAACACCGGGCGCATGGGCGGCCAGCCGGATTGGCTGGGCGGTATGCTCGGGCAGTTGATGGGCGGCGGCATGGGCGGCGGGTTCGCGTCCCCCGACCTGTCCTACCGGATGCCCGATAGCGGGTCGCGGCGCAACAACCAGTTCACGGACCTCTTCGGCGGCGGCGCTGGTCAGTTTGGCTCCGGTGCGATGGGCGGCCAGTCCACCAACGCCATGAGCAACCCGCTCAGTGCATCGCCCTTCGGCCGGAACTTCAGCACCCGCCAGATGGGCATCCCCGCGCGGACGATGATCTAATGCCCTACGCGCGCCTCCAATTCCAGCCGGGCATCGTCAAGGACGAAACGGAGTTGGCGAGCCGCCCCCGGTGGACGGACGGCGACAAGGTGCGCTTCTACCGGGGCCTTCCCCAGCCCATCGGCGGGCGGGAACTGGCGGGCATCAGCACGTTCATCGGGCGATGCCGGGGCTTGCTCCCGTGGTCGGACAACGCCGGAAACTCGTATTGCGCGGTCGGCACGTCGAAGAAGCTATACGCCTACTACGGCGGCCGGCTGTACGACATCACGCCCATCCGACTGGCGGCCACGCTGGGCACGGACCCCATCGCGACGACGAACGGATCGTCAACCGCGACGGTCACATGGACGACGCACGGGCTATCGCCGGGCGATTACGTCTATATCCACACGCCCGCCGGAGCGGTTAACAACCTCACGGTCGGCGGCGACGACGCCACGCTTTCCAGCCCGTTCACCACCGTTAGCGCGTCGGCGGCGGTCGAGGTGACGCAGACCGCGCATGGCTTCGTCACGGGCGAAATCGTCAACTTTTCAGGCGCATCGGCGGTCGGCGGGGTCACAATCTCGGGCGATTACACGATCACCGTTCTAACGGCAGACGTGTACCTGATCTATCATTCGGCCGTTGCCACGTCATCGGCCACGGGCGGCGGCGCGAGCGTGGTGGCGCGGCACTTTAAAAGCTACGTCGTCCAGACGGTCCCGACGACTGGCACGTTTACCGTCATCGGGGCCGGCACGGCGAACGCATCGTCTTCGGGCGGATCAACGACCGTCCAGGCGAAAGCGGAAATCGGCGTCGGCAACGACGACAGCCTCGGAGGTGGTGGGTTCGGCGTCGGCGGGTTTGGGTCTGGGGGCTTCGGCCTTGGCGGTGGTGCCCAAGAGAACCAAGCGCGGACATGGAGCCTTGCGGCGTGGGGTGAATTTCTCCTCGCTAATCCCCGATACGACGGCCTGTATCAATGGCAGCTAAACCCGTCCCAACGCGCGGCGGTCGTGAGCAACGCCCCGGCTCAGATTGGCTATATGTTCGTCACCCCCGAACGGCATGTCGTGTGCGTGGGGTCCACGAACCTCTCTTCGGTCTACGATCCTCGGCTAGTCCGGTGGTCGGACCAAGAGGACAACACGGCATGGACGGCGAGCGACACGAACCAATCGGGCGACTTCACGCTCGCCATCGGGTCGGAAGGCATTTGCGGCAAGGCGTCCGTCGGGCAAAACCTAATCTGGACCGATCGAGCCCTTTACGCCATGCGCTACACGGGCGAAGGGACGTTCGTGTTCTCGTTCCAGCCCCTCGGGACGGAATGCGGGATCATCGGGCCGCGCGCGTTTTCTGAGCAAGATGGACGGGCCTTCTGGGTCGGGCAATCCCGGCAGTTCTTCCTTTACGACGGCAGCGCCCCGAAGGCGATTGATTGCCCGGTTCGGGACTACGTGTTCGACACGCTGTCCCCGGTGCAAGATGTCAAGATTTACACCGGGTCGAATAGCCAGTTCACGGAACTGTGGACGTTCTATCCGACCGGAACCGACAACCTCGAATGCAGCCGTTACGTAACGTGGAACTACGTCTCCGGTGAATGGTCCATCGGGACGTTCGACCTTACGGCATGGGCGGATCGTTCCGGGGTCGGAAACCCGATAGCCGCAACCGACGACGGCAACCTCTTCTTCATGGAGAGCGGGACCGGCGACAACGGCGCGGCCTACTCGGAAGTCTACATCGAATCGTCCCCCGTCGAACTTGGGGAGGGCGAGCCCTTGATGGACGTGTTCCGTTGGGTGCCCGACTTCAAGGACATGGCCGTCGGCGTCAATTTCTACCTTTTGACCCGCGACAAGCCCCAAAGTGTAGAAACGACGGAGGGGCCGTTCCAAGCCGGGCCTTCCACTGAGGACGTGACGATGCGCGTGCCCGCCCGACAAATCCGGGTCCGCATCGAAAGCCTGCCCGACCCGGCGACGACTTGGCGTCTGGGGGCGGTGCAGCTTGAAATTCAGCCGGCCGGCGGGCGGAGGTAACCCATGGCATCCATGCTTGACGTGCTGGTCGGCTTGTTCGGCGCCGATCGCGTGAGGGGCTATTCGCCCCCGCCGAAGGTCCAGGCGACAGAACAGAAGCCGGCCGATGCGGCGACGATCCCCCGCGTTGACATGCCGATCGAGACGCGCGGCGCCGATGACGGCGGCATGGGTATGCCTGATGCAGCGGGACGGTCGGGCCGCAACATCGTCGGCGGGACGCAGTACGGACTAGGCGGCACGGCCCTAGGGGCGCTGATGGGCGTCCCCGGCTTGGGAACGGCGGCCGGCGTCGGGCTTGACGTTCGCTCGGCGAATGCGGGGTTGAAAGACCTCGGCTTGCCGGAAACCGTTGAGTACGGCCCCGCTCTTGCCGCCGCGCTGTCCATGGGGATGTTCGGGGACAGCACGTTTGATCAGGCCAACACTGGATTTATGAACGCCTACGACAGCCGCAACGCAGCCTTCGGCCCCTACGACAATGTGGGCGGTGGCGGTGGCGATCAGGGCGGCGGGTGGCAGGGATCGCCGTCGGCCGAATGGTCCGACAGCAATGACATGGGGGTGTGGTGATATGAGCTGGCTTGGAAACCTACTGGGGACCGGGAAGCAGACCACCACGGCGACGCAGGGCGTTCCCGGATGGGTCGAGGATGCCGCCCGGCGGAACTTGATTACCGCCGAACAAATCGCGGGCGGCGCATACCCGGAAAACATCGGGCGCCCGATCCAGTACACCGGGCCGCGCGTCGCGGGGCTCACGCCCGACGAAATGCAGGCTCGGGCAAGCGCGCGGAACGTTGCCGGCAACCCGTTCCTAGGCGAAGCGGCGGGGATGGTGCGCGGCGCGGCCGGCGTGGACAGCGGCGGGCGGGGCGTGGCCCTTGCCTCCGGCCAGCGGTTCAAGGACAGCGACACCGAAGCCTTTATGAACCCCTACATGGACGCCGTGGTCGGGGAAATCGAGCGCACGGGCGATCGGAACCTCAACGACATTCGCGCGCGCGCGGCGAAGGCCGGCGCGTTCGGCGGGTCCCGGCAGGCGGTTGCGGAGAGCCTTCAACGCGACCAGACGCAACGGCAGGTCGGTCAAGTCGCATCGCAGGCTTTCGAAAGCGGTCAGCAACAGTTCAACACGGAACAAAATCGCGGGTTGCAGATCGCGCAGTTGCTTGACCAGATTACCAACGCCGGAGCCAATCGAGACCTTGCGTCGGGTCAGGCGCTTGCGAACCTCGGCCAAGCGGGCTTCGGAAACGAAATGGCGATCATTCAGTTGCTCAACCAGCTTGGCGGGCAGGAGCGCGGCATCGCGCAGGGCATTTTTGACACTCAGTATGGGGATTTTCGCGAGGCTCGCGACTACCCGATGCAGATGCAGCAATACCTTCAGTCGGTGCTTGCCGGAACGCCTTTCGAGCGGACCACGACGACGACGGCACCGGGCGCGTCCGCGTTGGCGCAGTTGATCGGCGGCGCGGCAACGGTTGCCGGTGCCGGCGGTCCGCGTGGCTTTGGCTTTTGGGGGAGGTGATCCATGACTGGCATGACCCCCGGCGCCGAAGACGAAGTTGGCGAACTGGACACCGGCGCTCTTGAAGCCCTGTTGACGCGATTTGGCGGGGCGGGTCCGGGCCGACGTACGCCCGCCGTATTCCCCGAACTGACGACGGAGGCGTATCAGCAGGCCGTTGAACAGGACCGCGCCGCGCGACCCTACGACCTCTTGCTGCAACTCGGCCTCGGCATGATGGCGAGTAGGTCTCCGTCCTTGTTCGGAGCCATCGGAGAGGCGGGGAAAACGGCTCTCGCCAACGTCGAAAAGACGGGCAATCAGAACGTCCGTGAACTTGTCCAGAAGGCTCAGATCGGCGGCCAGATCGCGGCGGGCGAGCAACAGCGCGCGACCCGGCAGGCGTTGCGGACGGCGCTTGACGCCGATGCCAAGCTGACGCCCGCGCAGAAGCAAATCATCCTTGCGGACCCTGATGGCGCGGGGCGGACCTATCTGTCGGCGTCAATGCAAACGCCTCGCCCGTCTCCGACCGTCACGACCGCTGAAGGCGTGTTCGCCCGCAACCCGGACGGCACCCTTGGCGCCCGGCTTGGTGGCGCACCTGCGGCACCATCGGCCACCGTTAACATGCCGCCGACCGAAACGGCGATCATGAAGAAGAACGTCGAACTGCTGGGCACGGCGCGCGAGGCGATTTCTAACCAGGGCGACATCATCCCGCGCCTAGACATCATTCAGCGCCTCGCGCTTGCCGGCAACGAATCCGGCCCGCTGACGGCGGCGCTTCTGCCGTTGCGGAAGGTTCTGGTAGAAGTTGGGGCATTCTCGCCCGAAGATGCCGAGAAGGTCAGCAACCAGCAGCTTCTAGCATCAACCGCGTCCTTCATCATTCCCCGGATGCGTGTTCCTGGGTCCGGTGCATCGTCGGATCTGGACGTCCGCATGTTCACGCAGGCCGTCCCGAACCTGTCGAACAGCCCCGCCGCCAATC